GTTCACATGGTGAGTGGACTGCAAGAACTGCTGGAACATGGGGTAATTCACTTGGTGTTTCATTATGTCCAAGTGCAACTGCATACGAACAAATGATTAGTTCATCAAGTCAAACAGTTGGTGAAGATGCTGCAGGTTCAACATCTATCGCTGTTGACGATATAGATTTAGCAAATAATGTTATCGCAGTTGGTGACATTGTATCATTCTTCCAAGATTCAGCAGGTGCGACACCTGTGACTGGTGAGACTGGTAAACAATATGAAGTTACTGCTGTTGATACAAGTGCCAACACAATGACAATCAAAAGATTAGATGATCCAAACGGTGGTGGAACATTTAATATCATACCTGATAATTCATTTATTAAAAGACGTTGGAGATTTTACGATTTATTCAATGGTGCTCCAGGCACATCATCATACGCAACAAACAATCAAAGAGGTACAAATGACGAACTTCATTTTGTTGTTTATGACAGAACTGGTGCAACAACAGGGTTTTCTGTAGATTCAAACGGACAGAGAACAAACTCAGTTATTGAGACATTCTCAAACTTATCAAAACACCCTAATGCAAAAAATGAATCTGGTTCATCAATCTATTACCCAGATTATGTTTACGCAAACTCAGAGTTCATTTATTGGACTGATCATATTTCTGCAGGCACAAATTGGGGAACTAATTTAACAGGAACAACAGCATTTACAGACGTTATTGTTGTTGTTGTAGATGAACTAACTGGTGGAACAGATGATTATGCTGTGACTGCTGGTGAAACAAAAACTGCATATGAAAAGTTTGAAGATGATGCAACTGAAGATGTAAACTTAATTCTTGGTGGTGAGTCATCAATCGTAGCAGATACACAGTCTGCATATGATACACATGCAACAATGATTAATGATATCGTAACAGCAAGAAAAGATTGTTTAGGTTTTGTATCACCTCGGAGAGGTGCTGTTGTAGGAGTCACAGACTCAGCAACACAAACCAAAAACGTATCTGATGATGCTGCAACTGTTCCAAGTTCATCATTTTTAGTTCTTGACAGTGGATACAAATACATGTACGACAAATACAACGATACATTTAGATTTGTACCTTTAAACGGCGATGTTGCTGGAACATGTGCTAGAACTGATGCAGTAGCAGATTCATTCTTCTCACCTGCTGGATATAATAGAGGTAGAATTAGAAATGCAATCAAACTTGCTTACAACCCAAATCAAACACAAAGAGATGAGTTGTACAGAGGAAGAGTCAACCCAGTTATCAATCAACCAGGTCAAGGTGTTGTCCTATTTGGTGATAAAACAGCATTGACAAATCCTTCAGCATTTGATAGAATAAACGTTAGAAGATTGTTTATCTTATTAGAAAAAGCAATCTCAACAGCTGCTAAATTCCAACTCTTTGAGTTCAATGATGAATTTACAAGAGCACAATTTAGAAGTTTGATAGAACCTTTCCTAAGAGACGTACAAGGTAGAAGAGGTATCACAGACTTTAGAGTTATAGCAGATGCAACAAATAACACAGGTGAAGTTATTGATAGAAACGAATTTGTCGCAGACATCTTTGTAAAACCAAATAGATCAATCAACTTTATCCAACTAAACTTCGTTGCGACACGAACAGGTGTAGCGTTCACTGAAGTAGCAGGAGCAGTATAATGGCAAACATAGACGATTTTAAAGCTAATCTTGCAGGTGGTGGTGCTCGTGCTAATCAGTTCAGAGTAACTATTACACCTCCAACAGGTATTGCAATTGGTTTAGATGTTAGAAATGCTTCATTCTTATGTAAGGCATCGAACTTACCAGGTCAAACACTTGGTGAGATACCTGTGCCTTTCAGAGGAAGAAATGTATATATCGCAGGTGATAGAGAGTTTGAAACTTGGTCAACCACTTTCATCAACGATACAACTTTCAATGTAAGAAATGCTATTGAAAGGTGGATGAACGGTATCAACGATCTTGCAGAAAACACAGGTGTTACTTCTGCAACTGATTATCAAGCAGACTTGTTTGTTGATCAATTAGATAGAGATGATACAGTTCTTAAAACTTATATTTTAAGAGCATGTTTTCCACAGTCAATAGGACAGGTTGATTTATCTTACGATACAACTAATGCATTGGAAGAATTTGAGGTGACTTGGAGATATCAACACTTTGAAACAAGTGGCGTGAACTTCTAATTTACCTACTATAAATAGAAAGTAGGAGCTTAATTATGGCAGAACTATTCGGATTTAAATTCGAAAGAATCAAAGATAGCGGTAGTACAGAGAAATTTACTCAACCCTCAGCTGATGACGGTACAGTTGAAGTCGCAGGTGGGGGTCACTACGCTACTGTCTTAGATCAAGATGGTAGAGATAGAAGCGAGTATGATCTTATCAAACGTTACCGAGATATTTCACAACAACCAGAGTGTGACAGTGCGATTGAAGACATCGTAAATGAAGCAATTGTTTCAAACGAAAGAGATCAATCAGTAAGCATTATATTAGATCAACTTCCATATAAAAAAAATGTAAAAGATAAAATCAGAGAGTGTTTTGATGAGACACTATCACTTCTAGACTTTGATACAAAAGGTCATGACATTTTTAGAAGATGGTATATCGATGGTAGAATTTATTATCACAAAGTTATTGATACCAAAAATCCAAGAATGGGAATAAAAGAAGTTAGATATATTGATCCAAGAAAAATTAAAAAAGTAAAAGAAGTAACAAAAGTTCCTAAATCATCTGGGCCAGAGTTGATCAAGAAGTCAGTTGATTATTATGTCTATAATGAAAAAGGTCATAATATGAACTCAACACAAGGTGTAAGAATATCACCTGATGCAATTACGTATTGTGTATCTGGTCTTACTGATGCAAATAAAAATATAGTTTTATCTTATTTACATAAAGCAATCAAACCTGTTAATCAGTTAAGAATGATTGAAGACTCTTTAGTCATTTATAGAATATCAAGAGCACCAGAAAGAAGAATCTTTTATATTGATGTTGGTAATTTACCAAAAGTAAAAGCAGAACAATATTTAAAAGATGTGATGCAAAGATATAGAAACAAACTTGTTTACGATGCAAAGACAGGTGAGATTCGTGATGATAGAAATCATATGTCAATGTTAGAAGACTTTTGGTTACCAAGAAGAGAAGGTGGAAGAGGAACAGAAATATCAACACTACCTGGTGGACAAAACTTAGGTGAGATAGATGATATAATTTATTTTCAAAGAAAATTATATCGATCTTTAAATGTTCCAATCTCAAGATTAGAAGCAGAACAAAACTTTTCTCTTGGTAGAACAACTGAGATAACAAGAGATGAATTAAAGTTTTCTAAATTTGTGCAAAGAATAAGAAAAAAGTTTACACCATTATTCAATGACATTTTAAAATCACAATTAGTTTTAAAGAACGTAATTAATATTGAAGAATGGAATAACATCAAAGAGCATATACAATATGACTTTATGAAAGACGGACATTTTGCTGAGTTGAAAGATGCAGAGATACTAAGAGAACAGTTGGATCAACTTGGTCAAGTAGAAGGTTACATAGGAACATTTTTTTCAAAATCGTGGGTTCAAAAGAATATTTTAAAAATGACAGACTACGAGATTGAAGAAATGAGAAAACAAATAAACATTGAAGCAGGTAATCCACCAGCTGAAGGTGGTGTAAATATTGGCGATAACGATGGTATAACAAATGAACCATTGAAGACGCAACAAGAACCTGAAGAACCACAAGGAGATAATAATGAGCAGTAAAGATGTAGTTGATGCACTTGCAAAAGGAAAAACATTAGACGCTGAAGATGCATTCAAAGATACAATGAAAGATAAAGTTGCAGATGCACTTGAGACAAAAAAAGTAGAAGTTGCACAAAGTTTTGTCAAAAATCACTTACCTGATGAAACACAAAGTGAAACTCAACCAGAAGAAAAGGAAGATGAGTAAGTTCAACGATTTATATACATCGATTTTCGAGAAAGATGAACATAAAAAAACGAAATCTTATCGAAAACTTGCGCCAAAAATGAAGAAAGCAGTAGATGAATTGTTTAAAAAGCTTGATACCAAGGGCTCAAATTTCCTAAATAATTTTGAGAAAACAATAACAGATGTCTCAAAAAGGTATCGTGTACCCGAAAAACAGTTATACGATTATTTTGAGAATGAGGCAATGGATATATTAAAGTAAGGAAAACATGGCACTAGTAGTACAAACACTAAGAGATTCAGACTTTGAAACAGTAATCAAGGTTACAACAACATCAACAAATTCAGCTGCGAGTATCCTAGATGCTTCTGCATTGGCAGGTGCATCAACTGATCCTAGACTATCGATAGTATCATGTAGTTGGTCTGTCGCTTCGACAACTGATATTTTATTTGATGCAACATCTAATGTCGTTGCATTATCACTAAATGGTAGTGGTCATTTTAATACACAAGCAGTAGGATTACCTGCAATAGCAAACAATGCTGGTAGTGGTATTAGTGGTGACGTATTGTTAACAAACGGATCTGCATCAGTAGGATTCGTAATATTAAAATTTAGAAAGACTTCGGGGTTTGATAACTTAAGCTAATGAATACAGTAAAACTTATAACAGAGGCGAATGATTTTAGTACATCAAACTATATTATTGAACAAAAAGAAGACGGCAAAAAAGATTACAAAATAAAAGGTATCTTTATGCAATCTAACATAAAGAATAGAAACGGAAGAGTATATCCGAGAGAAGTTCTTATGAAAGAGGTAAAGAACTATGATTCTAAGTTCATACAAAAAAATAGAGCATTTGGTGAACTTGGACACCCAGATGGTCCAACTGTAAATTTAGACAGAGTATCACATATGATTACAAGTCTAAAACCAGAGGGTGATAATTTTATAGGAGAAGCGAAGATAATGTCAACACCTATGGGTGAGATTGTAAAATCACTCATGGATGAAGGTGCGACATTAGGAGTTTCATCAAGAGGTATGGGGAGTTTAGACCAAAGAGGTGGTGTAAACTATGTGAAAAATGATTTTAAACTTGCAACCGCAGGTGATATCGTGGCAGATCCATCGGCACCTTCCGCCTTCGTAGAGGGAATAATGGAAGGTAAGGAATGGGTTTGGGATCACGGATCATTGGTTGAAGCACAAGTTTATGAAATGAAAGAAAGAATTGAAAAAAGAGTTAGAGCAAGACAAAACAAGGAACAAGCATTAGAGTTTGCGAAGTTTCTTAAAATGCTTTAA